AGCTGCTTCGCATTCCTGCAAAGCCGCCAACGCTGTCTTGCCCTGAGTCCTGGCACCTTGCATGGTCGACAGGCCGACCCCCAGTTCACGACCGTCTGACGGCCACTCAACTAGATCAAGGATGCGTGTGATCCGTTGGTCAGTGCGTTCGCCGGCAGCGAACGTGCCAGTGCCTAACGCGTAATGGTCACCAATGGTGCCGGTTGTGAGGTTGTGATCCCAGATCAGAAACTCATCAATTGTGCCGTTGAAGGTGCGACTGTTTTTGTACGTAAACGTGTAGTAGGTGGAGCCACCAAGCACCCCGGATTCGGCACCACCGAACACATATTCGGTAGGCACATCGTCAGCGGTTTTGGTTGCAGCGACACCGTCCACATACAGCCCTGGGGTGGTGCCGTAGTTGATCACCACATGATGTGGCTTGCCGTCATTGACCAGCACGCTTGACGTGTACACGTCAAAGGTTGATGAGAGCGAGAACGGGTTACCAATACAGGCTTGCACGACCCCGTAGCCGAGGTAGGACGCCATTTGCGCCCATACAGCGTTCTGCCCGGTACCGATCGAGCACAACCCGTACGACTCAGACTCGCCCTGTGTGGATTGGAACCAGAACTCCACGGAGTAATCGTAGGCAAGCAGTTCATTTGACCAGAAGCCACTGAACGCTTGTATCCCGTCAGTGAACTCGCCTGCTTGGTTTGAGTCGTCGACGATGAGGCCGGCAACAGACTTACCTTGCACACGCGAGAACCCTGAAACGGTGGCATCAGACCAACGCCAATCAGAACTGGTAGAGCCTTCATCGTTCAGTGTGAACGTATCCCCGTCGTTGAAACGCAACCATGCCAACGGGTACTCGCCAGCAATGGTGTCTTCCCACAAGCCGGGCAATGTCAGCTGGTTGAACACCTTGAACGGGTCCGAAGCGTTGATAGTGACAGTGGCGTCACCGAACGTCTCGTATGTTTGCGGCCAACCATCAACAAACCCGAAGAACACTGGTGTGATTGTTGTTGACCCGAAGTCGTCACTGTTTGACACGGTGATCTGAACGGGTCGCAACGGAGTCAACGCACCGTTGTACGGGCTCGAGGCATATGACGGATCGAACCGGCGGTCAGCGTTTGACAACACCACAGACGCTGACCCGGTTTGGAACGTGTCAAGTTCATTGGACCGACCGCGACTGAACGACAGGCTGCGCACATAGGCGGTGACGTCAGTCCAAACGATGTCGGCAATAAACCCGCCGATCGGCACAGTGTTCGCACCGCTAGTCGTAGAGAACCCGATCTCGACTGTGCAGTTCACGTCATCGAATAGGAGCGCGCTCATGCCGCCCGCCAGGAAGAACCCGACCGGCGCTCAAACTCACGTATCGATTCCACAACCGCTTGACCGACGGAGGCTTTATCAGCGGTTGGGGACACATTGACGTTGATTGCGTAGGTGTTGCCACCACCGCCACCACCGTTCATGCGACCCAACAGCATCGCCTGCTGATCTTGTGACAGGACCATCTCACCGGTTTGCAGCATCATTGGCACGTTCGCACCAGGTGCACCACCAACAATGCCACCCTCATGCGCCCAATGTTCCAACTTCGGAATCGTAATTGATTTTCCTGCAAACCATGCTGCACCCGGAATGTATTTCAACCAGTCCGGTGCAGTGAATCCAAGTCCACCAACAGTTCCGTTCCATGCATCAACAATGAAATTGAACGCTGCTTTGAACGGTGTTTGAATTGCGTTAGCGACAGTTGAAAACGCTGACCCAATTGCATCTTTGACTGTGAAGAACTTATCAATAACCCATTGAACGCCACCAACAATCAAATCAAACACAGGTTTGATAATGCTGTTCCATGCAAACGAAATTGCAGCAGAAATCAAATCCCAAACAGTTTTGATAACAGACCACAATTGTTCGAAAATTGGCATGAGGACATTATCAAAAAATAGTTTCAGATCACGCAGCACCGGCAGAATAATGAAGTTCCAAGCAAAATCAATCACAGCAGAAATTGCGTTCCACACAGTTTTTGCTGTGTCCCAAATGGAAATGAAAATTGGGATGAGCGTGTTAGTGAAGAACGGGATAATCGTGTTCTTGATGATGTTGATGATGGCGGTGAAGATTGTCTTGTAGACGTTGAACATGAACTTCCAGTAGGTCACAAGAGCGTTCACAACAAACATGACGCCATTTCGGAACCAATCGAACTTCACCCACATGTAAATAACCGCTGCAACCACCAGAGCGATGATCGCAATGACCAGCACCAGCGGCCATGTGACACCCAGTTCAGCGATTGCAAGTGCAATCATCACACCAGTCAAAATGGTACAGGCCACGATGATTGCACCAAGACCGATTTGCAACGCAGTCAGAGCCCATTCGTTCTCTTGAAAGAACTTGGTGACCTGGTCGACCTTCGGACCGATCTTGTCGAACACATCGCCAATAATTTCAAACGCTTTCGTGGCGAACGGTTCAAGCGCCAACATGATGCGGTTCTTCAGTTTGGTGAACTTCTCACCAAAGTCTTCGGTGTCAGTAGTCGCAGCAGCAATGGTGTCACCCTCGCTGATCGACTTTTTGAAATCATCAAACGAAACAGCACCGGACCTGATGAGCTCAGCCATCTTCGCACCCTTAGTACCAAACAGGGTGACAGCATCACTAGCAGCAGCAACATCGTTCGGCGCGTTCCTGATCTTTGTGAAAGCATCGTCAAGGTATTTCCCAGCACTGATGCCCTTCTTGCCAGCGGCTCCCACAGCCTTCCCCAAAGTAGGCATGACATCGCTTGCATCAATACCAGCTTTTGAAAGTTGCGCAATGAACGCGGCAGCATCCGCATAGTCAAACCCTGCTTGACGCAGCATCGGCCCACTTTCAGCCATAGAAGCAGCAAGTTCTGAAACCTTGATCCCGCTTTGCTGTGATGCGCGATACAACATATCTAACGCAGGAACCTGGTATTGAGCCATGACACCAAAGTTCTGCATGACCTTGGTGACTGAATCAAGGTTGGAACCAAGATCAGTGTTCGTGATGTTCGACAGGTTGATGATTGCAATGCTCATGTCTTCGAGCGGTTTACCTGTCAAACCAAGTTTTGATGTGAACGTTGAAAGAACTGTGCCAGCGTCATCAAATGATGTTGCAGCGTTCGATGCAACTATCTTCAATGAACCTTTGAGTGCTTCCAGTTCTGCACCGGTTTTTCCGGTGTTTACACGCATCGAATCATAAACGGAATCAAAAGTTGTTCCGATTGAAATAAGACCACCGATAGCAACACCGGCTGCACCAAGAACACCTGCACTCATAGCACCAGCAGTTTTGGTTGCAGCTGACAAACCGCCCTGCACCTTCTTGTTCAGCTTGCCCATCTCCGCCTGGGCTTTTTTCAGCCCGGCGTCGCTGAAGGTTGACAGAACACTGATTGTCACAGCCATGATGTCAACCCTTCGTAGACGATATTGCAGCTAACCGCAAAGACAATTCGGATTCACGCCGATGAATGATCTCGAGCACACCGGCTTGAAGTTTGGCGTCACCACCAGCGTCACCCCACGCACGCCACAACAAACGCGGTCGTGCACCGTGGTAAAGCGTCATCGCTGCGATCATTCGCCGGCCACTGTCAGTGAGTCCACCGCCACTACGCCCCATACCTTCGAACGCTGAACCGGCACCGTCAGTGTTGCGTAGTTCCCAAGATGACACGACAGCTTCGCCGGGTCTGCGTTTTTTCTTCTGCCCTTGACGAACCACAATGCCTTTCGACACTGTGCCCTGATCCCAGTTTGGCAACTTTCCGGCACCGTTGTCTTTGCCTCGACCTGAACCTTGGCGCCAACCAGACAACGGCAAACTCGGCACCATTGACTTTGCGTCAGTGATCACAGGTTTCAGATACGCACGAATCTCTTTATCCATCGCACGTTTCAGATCAGGTGCGAACTTAGACATCTGTTTCTTGAGATCTGCGTAACCCTTCAGCGACGCATCTAACTTCACCTGGTCTTTGACATCAGGTGGATTGGCGAACAGACCAGCGATGTCTTGCACAGATACGTTCGCCATGATTCTACCTGCGTGCTTTCGCTTTTTCGGCTTCGCGTGCCTGTTCTTTTAGCACTGCCACAATTGCGTTGAAGATCTCCGGTGGACACTCGAGCAAGTCAATGGGACTGATGCTGGTAGCCACAGCAACCTGGGCTACCAGCAACGTCATCGACTCTCTAAAGGGAGTGCCTTCTCATCGACTGCTTCGATGCTGTCGATCTCACCAAGCCACTCATCGAACGGCTTGACGATCCGCAACGCGAGCTGCGAACCACGCCACGCCACATAGCAGAGCGCCTCATACGAAGCAGTCTCGGCTGCGAACAGCTTCGACATTGGCTGCTTGAAGTGACGTTCAACTTCGACGATGACCTTGGGACCGATGTTGAGCTCATACGAATCACCAGCAACTTCGATGACCCGTAGACGCATGAGCCCGGCCATCAGGCAGTGGCCTTAGTGATCAGACCATCAACGGGGAACGTCACACTGGCAGCCGCCAACTCGCCAACCTGAGCATCGAGAGGCATCCATTCGGTAACCAGCACGTTGAAGGTATACGAGGGATTCGTGGCGCTAGCTGCGGTGCCGTTTGGCTTCACAACCACAGCGGTCGTGGAACCCACCAGCGGGTACAGGGTCGCCTCGACGGCAGCCGCTGCGAAGTCCTGGTTGAAGTCGATAGCGACGCTGGAGTCTTTGAGCCCACCAACGCGACGCTTTGCGGTCTGACCGAACGTAGTGGTTTCGAGCTCGTTGACGGATGTGGACAGGGTCACCTTGGTGATGTGCGAGGAAAGATCCACGCCACCGATGGAGACGACTGCGTTAGTGACGACGATAGCCATAGTGACTAATCCTCCTGGGGTTGTGCAGCAGCTGCGCTGTTGCGTTTGGTTGATGTGTCTTGAAGGTGACCGGAACTAACCAGGTGCTCAACGCTGATACCTGGTAGGTCTAGGTCGATGTCAGCGAGGGTTTCCCCAGGCTCACGCTCAAGGACCCGATAGGGTCCGATGATTTTGTAAGGCATGTGCGCTCCTAAGCGTTTACGTTGACGTTGAATTCACAGGACAGATAGACGTTGTCGCCCAACGACACCGGACGAACCGCCAACATGTCATTCACTTTCACGGTGCTACACACACCACCAAGTGTCTGGTCATCTTCGAGTGCTGCACGCACCGAATACACACCATCGAAAGACATCCACCCGTCAAGAGTGCGTTGCGCAGACCGGTCGCCCATACGACCACCGATAACCGTCACAATGAACTCCCATGACGACAAGCCGCCACCCATCGCACGGTGATACGTCACAGACTGCACCTGAATCACACCAACCGGTGGGTTCAACTGCTCCGGCAAATGATCAGCGACACGCAAACCCTGAACACGTCCAAGCGCTCGAGCAAGCCCATCTTGAATCTCAAGTCCAGTGCCGGCCATCAGGCCACCACAAGAACACGATACGGGGCCAACATGCGCTGCACATCAGGGTCGATGCTGCGAACCGTGATCGCACCAAGGTCACCGAAACCAGCGACACCAAGCAACGAATCACCACGCTTCACCAAACGGCCAGCGAGAATGATGCACGCAGACTGCACAGGTTCCGGCACCGCCGGCCAACCCCAACGGGCTGTGACCTGCACACCAGCAGGTGCATACGCTGTAGGCAGATAACCACTGGCAGTGGTGCGAATCATTGTGATCGGCACACCGCGAGACACAGCGTTCAACGGTTCAGCCTGATAATCAGCGGCACCCAACGTCGTCGCATACGTTCCGTCACCGGCACTGTCAGTCTTCACAACAAGCCCGGTCGTGCTGCTTATGTCATCAACAACCACAGTCGTTGATTCAGCGGCAACAAAGATCCGTGCAGTAGCCGACGTGTCAGCATAGAAACGACGGTTGCAGTAATCGTCAATGACCCGTGACGCTTCCTCAATGCGAGTCTCGAACAGCAGATCATCGACCGTGTCATTGACCCGCAGCACAGACTTCAACTGGTCAAGTGTGCAGTATCCGTTAGTGATCGTCATTCAGATCCTCCAGGCTTGTACGTAACCGTCAACGATTTTCACGGCACCACGCTGCTCAACGAACTCACCGACCCGTTTGCCCTTGCCGGCCTCGGGTGTGTTGTCGTCAACTGCGACGATCGTGCCTCGACGGCACAGGTGCCAGGCTGCGACGATTTCGCGTAGGTGATGATGTTGTGCAGGTTCAGGTGCAGCGAAATTGATGTCGAACGCATCTAGGTACAGCAGGTCTGTTGCGGCAGAGAGTTTGCGCAAAGTGACAATGGAGTCACCTGTGATTGCTGTGGTGTTCGCTAGGCCGAGGTCGTCGACCAGGTGCGCCCCGATCGGGTCAATGTCGATTGTTGTGACATGGCCGGCGAGAACAGTTGCGACCTGATCCCACACGATCGTTGACTGCCCGTCGCCGATCCAGTCGCCTAGTTTACGGACGGTGCCGGTTTCAATGATCACAGGGTTTGCGGGTAGCAGATCAATGATCGTGCGGAACGCTTCAGCGCGTTTGCCTAGCTGATCCCATGGGACATCAATCAGGTCTGCTGTTCCCATCGTTCACCCGCTCATCAATCTTGTTCAGGATCGGTTCCCAGCATTCTTTGAAGACCTTGCCGTGTTCGTACAGCAGTGCATGTTGCCGTGCCTTAGAACGCCTCACAGGGTCGTTAGAGGTGACGTAGGCATCCTCCAACTGCTCAACAATGGAATGCACAAGCGGAGTACAAAACCACGCTGTAGATCCGGCATCCCAATACGGTTGAACTGTCGCCAAATACCCGAAGTCAGCGACAAGTTCAGGTTGCGCTGTGAAGTCAGACACGATTGACGGCACACCACACGCTGCAGCCTCGAGCACAGGAACCCCAAACCCCTCGCCGCGACTGCACAACAGGTGCACATCAAATGCACCCATGATCGCTGCGAGAAGATCAGGACCGAGCCCTGCGTAGTAAGCCCACTGGTCAACCCAGATAACTCGATCTTCTGGGATACCGCAGGCTGTAGCTAAGGCTTTTAGATCAATGCCCATTGATGCACCACGCGACTCGGTGTGCATATACAGGATTACGTCGGTGTGTTGGGCCATGAAATGACTCATAGCAAGCAGGTTCTCACCGAACGCTTTACGTACAGGTGCGCTGCCTTTGTTCGCTGCGACCATGCCAACAACAAACGCATCATCAGGAATGTTCAGAATCTCGCGCCCATCGGCACCACCAGCAGTCGCACCAGGCTTGAAGACATCAGTGTCAACCGAATGCGGTGCGTACTCGGCGTCAATGCCGGCACGCTGCAGCTGATCAAACCCAAACTGTGACATAGCAATCGACATGACCGTTGGCCGCTGCGAGAACTGCAACACCTTAGGTGGTACCGGCAGGTGATCAACCGGCACCCATGACGCCACCAGATCAATACCGTCAATGTTCGCACCGTCATAAACCCACGTGTCGAACAGGGTTAGGAGAGCGGTTCGGTGCCCTGTGGTTTGCGCTGCGTGCTGGGTGTGCGCTGTGAGGACGTCACAGGAGTAAGGGTGGTACCCGTTGGGTAAGACTTCGACGCCTTCCCAGTCGGTGATTCCCCCGTAGAGCCCGTAGTTAGCTGAGAACGTGACCGGTCGCCCGGTTGCTTTGATTTTGCGCGTGAGGTTCGCGGCTTGGACCCCGTAACCGGTGCCGGCCCAGGGGGCGTTGGAGTGGACGACGATACCGGTAGTGCCCGCATCGCTTGTAGTAGCGCTTCCGCTGTCGGGTTCGGTAGGTCTGTTGGTATGCCGTTGATTTCCACCAGCATTGCGGTTTTTTTTGTTGCCCATGAGATGTCTCCAGTAGTCCCGTGTTGCCAGTGTTAGAACCAGGTGGTGTGCGCTCTGCGTCGCCCACGGGCAAGACGACGCAGAGCAGCACGACCTGTTGATCGGTGATCAGGTAGTAGCACCGATGTAATGGTTGACAGCTGCGGTGTCCGGAAGGTTGCCGTCACCACGCCACGTCACACGGAACGTGATGAGATCAGAGACGAAACCGACGCTGTCGTCGCGTGCGACCTCGATGCCACGGACCTGACGCACGTAGTACGACGAGAAGTCACCGAAGATGACTGACTTCGCAGCGGTACCAGTTGCGGCCATGTCAGGGTTCTCGTACACGGGGTACCCGGCGAGCATGTCGGGCTGACCCATCTGCAGCGATGGTTGCCAGATGTACTGATTGGTGGTGTCCTTGATCTTACGGAGCGCAGCGAGAGTGGTTCCACGCATCTGAAATGCGCCACCACGGCGACGATACGGAGTATCAACCGAGTACACCAGATCCAGGATGTTGTCCGCAGTCGGCACACCAGCAACACCGGTACCACCGGTGACACCAAGCGTCGAAGCAACAACAATGCCCTTGGGACGTGTCGTACCGGTACCAGTGGTGAGCGCAGCGTTGACCGCTGTGCCCATAGCAACGCCGGCCTGCCGGGCAATGAAGTCAAGCAGGTTGATGCCGGAGTCCTCAACAAGTTCACGCGACACCTGCAGGGTAGCGGCGTACTTGAACGCACCCATCGAAATGAACGCAGAGAACGTCGGATCGGACTCGCCAATAGCGGAACCCTGACCAACGAACACCGGTGCCGAATAGCCGCTGGTGCGCGGAATCTGAAGTGTGTTGCCACTGTCAGTGGTCAGGATGGTGACAACGTTTCCGTCAAGCATCGGACCCTGAACAACGAGCTGCTCAACCAAACGGTCGTAGAAGTTCGTCGGAACAGGTGCACCAGTGCTGGTGGTCAGAACGTCACGCTGCTCAAAGTCATACGAGCGACGCTCACCCATAGCGATGCTGCGGATGATCTGCGCATCAGACTCAGCCTGACGGATCTCAGCTGGCGTGAAATCCTGCGGGAGACCAAGAGCCGAACGGCTTTCGGTGATCGCACGCTCACGGGCCTCAACGTCAAGGATGGTCTTCGCACGAGAATC